ACCGGATAGCTTCCGAAAACGTTGTGTTCTTCGTACCTCATCCGGCTGTCTGCAGAAATATTCTGTGGCACGAGAACGTTCATGGTTCCCGCTTCAAAAACGATATCACCGAGAGTTCCAACTTCCACGGCTACCCTCCGACAGGTTCACCGGTATCGGGATGCGTATGGTGCCTGAGCGAAACGGAGCCGGCAGAAATATCGTTATCGGGAGCTTTGACCCACCCGTCCCTGACTGTGATATTTCCACTCACCAGTGCGCTTCCGGGACTCCCGTCTTCGTCTGTCATAATCACAGCCCCGGCCAGCTCGATAAACGGCGCCCTGAGTTTGATGCCCGTTTCCGAAGAAACGGAGACTGCCCCTTTCGCCTCAACACTGACATTGCCGTTCACGTTGGCTGTCAGCTTATGAGCCTTTCTGTCGTACCAGAGTTCCGTGCCGTCTTCGTATTTACTGTAGGAGACCTGCTGTTCCTGGCCGGGGCCGAGAACTGCCTGGGAATAAGGAGCGCCAAGATAAGCCCCCTGCTCCTCTCCCTGCCCGGATTCCAGGACAAGGGCAGGCTCGCCGATGTCTGGCAGTTTGATTTCCTGGTCCCGCAGAACGCGGCGCTGGAGCGTCTGATAGCTGTTCGTATTGAGCTCGTCGGCGTCGTTCAGCTGAATCTGTGCTGCGCCGTCTTTAGTCCCTGTCACCCTGCCATAGCGCATGGAGACATAGTTCCTGGATTCCAGACGGGCCACACGGGCTTCGAGGTCTGCGAGGTTAAGCATGAGCGGCCCCCAGAAGATTAATCCCTTTTCTGACGGGGGAACCCCTCTTCAGAAAGAACGAATCAGGAGCCCCAAGGTAAGAAATGTCATTAGCGTCAGCCAGATGCCGGTTTTGAGACAGGGTTTTACAGCCCACCGCACCAGAAAAATAATTTCTATGATCCCCAATACCGGCCAGCGGTATGCAACAAGAAGAAAGACAAAAGGCAATCCCCGCCAGTACTGGCATAAATGTTCTAAGGAAAACACCTGCCAGCAATATGGGTCTGCAAAAGGGAGCAGCAGATACAGCGCAAGTGGCAGGGAAATACCCCTGAGAACATAGCGATAATTTATTTCCATAAGAATAGTTCATAGAGTTTCCCGTTGAAATTTTCAACCTCGTGAGGTTGCGTAAAAACATAAAAATCGTCGCCAAAACCATGCCGTTCCTGGAACTTCCTAAAGTTTTCGTTCTGCAAACGCACATAACTGTCTAACGAAAAAGGCCTTTTAGAAAAATCTAGTTTTTGGCAGCTCCAGCTACCCAACCCTATAAGTTTTTCTTTGATCCAACCGTCATCTTCAAACTGGAAGGCGTCGTAGGCGTAGACCGCGCACTTCTGCATGTGGATACGGTGCCTTCCATCAGACAATGGTTCCACATACCCACCGGCAAGAGCCCGCAGGGTAAATCCCGCCATACACGCATCCAAGCCGTCGACGGCTAGGCTCATATCGACTGGATATTCCTGATGGTAAAACTCACCCCATCCTGGCCAGTCAATCTGAGTAAAATCGAACTCCTCTATCTGGCTGGTGATATACCCATGCCTCCTGAGAATTTTTCCGAGGCTCACAAATGCGGCGGCATTAGTGACGTCATTCGGGCTGTTAACCTTGGGGCCGTTATTGATAGTCAGGCTTTGATAGGAAGTCTTTGCCCTTTCGAACTGCATCAGCCAGTTCCAATCTATCCACATCGGCGTGCTGCCTGAAGAACCATTCCGCGTCTTATGCCCCAGCCATCGTTCAAGCATGCTTTTAAGATAAAGCCACCCCTGGCGATCCTTTGCAGAGTTCTGCTTCTCTGCCATGGCTTCAGCTATATCTGGCAGGCAAAGGATTGTTTTTTCTGCATCAGAAAGTTCTTCCCCTCTGCTTTTCCTGATGCAGAACATCGCATTGGAAAACATCTGTTCCCATGAAGATAGCTCGACGTCCGTGTTTTTATATTTTTTATCGGCCTGCTGTTTTTCTACGCCTCCCCTGCCTGTCACCTCCACGCTCTTCGCTACCAGCACCCTGTCTTCCCTGCTCCTGCATTTGGAGAGTTCGAGGGAGGTAGTGTAACCGCTGGAGGAAAATTTATGCGTGGCTTTCTTTATGAGAAAGTTCCCCGCAAAAATTCCGAAGCCAGTCAGGGAAATGACCTGACCAGCGTAAAGCTTCGGGCAGCCCAGCATATCTATCGAGCAGGTATTTTCCTTCCCGTTCTTCTCCTGAAGCTTCGCTCTGGCCTTTCTGACTGCATCCGCAGGGCTCTCGGTCCTGCCATCGAGAGTAATGTTTTTATCGGCGTCATCAGACTCTTCCCCAGAGCGGTCTGCTTCCACTATGGCCGTGTGCGTTCTGCCCTTCTTCGGGTCCGTGTAAACGGACTTCGCCTTTGTGTAGCCCGTATCAGCACTCGAGGTTTTGAAACTCCAGCTTGTGGGGGAATACATGCTTCCCTTCATGGGGATGGACAGAACAGCATCCTGCATTTCAGCCTTGCGGGCATCACGGATGACGAGTTTCCCGTCATGCACCTTGCAGTGGAAACCGTTTTCCCTACACTGCCTGTTCAGAAAGCCGAGATCACTGTCGCTGCGCTGGTCCTTCCGTTCAAAACTGCAGGGGTCGCCGTCGTACTGAAGCTCAAGATTATGCTCCTGCGCAATTTGACCGGCGACGGCCCGGAAGGAAGAGTTCTGCCAGGCACGGCTCTTCCGGCTATCCCGGAGGCCTGTCGTCATGGCTGAGGTCAGAGCTTTGATACGGACCTGCGTGGGCGGCCCAGAGTACTCTATCTCATCGATGGTGAACTCGCCGCACAAAAGCTTCAGATCCTTTCCGGGTTCTTCCCAGCTTTTGCAGACGGCCGTGCATTTCACCTTCGCTCCCCTGGAGGGCCTCCAGTCGCTGCTCCAATGGCCGTCGCGGTCGTGCAGCGTGAACTGCAGGTCGTCCGCTTCGCCGTCGGCGCTGTCCGTGTATGTCAGCTCTTTCAGGTACGGGGCAGTGTAGTCTGTGGCATCATGCCCGCCAATCCAGAGCTTGATTTCAAACCGTCTTGCTTTTTCTTCAGTCATTGCTCACCCACCCCGGAAGGACTTCGGCAGAAACAGGAGCTTCCACATCAGGGACGGTCAGATCAACGCCAGCAGGGAAGAACACGACATCGGCATATTCTGGATTGGCGTCGATAAGCCCGCGGGTCATACTTTCCCTGCCCCAGATACGGTAGGCCGCTGCGTCAAACGTGTCGTCCTGAATGGTCCTGTAAAGGTTAGTTCCCAGCAGCGGCATACATCTTCCTCACCTGGTCATTGACAATATTGGAAATCATATTCTGAAGGTCGTTTTGATGGGCCTTCACCACATTCATCACACCATTGGCGAAGTCTGCGGCAGGCATCCCGTTGATGGTGAACTGGAAGGTGGCCGCATTATTCATGACAGGAGCCTGTGCAGGCGCGGCTTTGGAATCCGGTGCAGCAGAAGGTGCGCTTTGAGGCGCAGGGAGAGAAGCCGGTTCTTTCGCAGATGACGGCTGCGGGGCGAGAGCCTTTGGCTGAGCCCTGAGCCCTGCAGGCCTGGGCGGACCGTACATGTCCGGCGTGGGATGAGCTCTCGCATACTCTGCCTGAATACGGTTGAACTCCCCAGCAGAAGTACCTGCCGTTTTCGAAGCCGCGGCCTGCTTCTTCGCCTCTATTTCAGCCGCTGCCTGACGCCATTTGGCGTCTTCGGAATCAGCAACCTTCTCTTCAGGACCGGAAACGATGTCGCTGATTCCCTTCATAGCCTTCGTGAAATGGCCAGAGACCCATTCGCGAATTCCCTTCACAGAATCTGAGTTCCAGGCTTTGGATGCGCCCTCCGAGAACTCGTCCCACATTGAGCCAAAACTTTGCCCAATCTCTTTGATATCCGCGAGCATTCCGTCCATGACAGTTCTCGCAGTCTCAGAATTGTTGTAGAGGGCGACAAGGCCGCCGGCCACAAGGGCAAGGCCTGCAGTGACCGGGTTAAAAGCGGCTGGTCCAAAACTCAGCAATCCTCTGAGCCCTCCAGTCAGCGCAGTAGAACCGGCCGCTGCTGTTGCCGCGGATCTGCCTATGGACGGCAGAAGCATACTTAGTGCAGAAAGCCCAGGCTTCACAGCCCAAAACGCCATCTGGGATGCCAGAACGGCAGTTTTAAGACCTATGAAACCCGCAGCCGCCATGGCGAGTCCCTGCACAAGCTGGGGGTGCTGCTTGACAAAATCACCGACGGCCCGGACGGCACCGGTCAGCCCCTGCACAATCTCACGGAGAGCCGGGGCCACTGTGTCGTACAGCGAAATGGCGACTTCCTCATACGCCGAATTCAGCCCCTTGAGGTCGCCAGACAGGTTGTTGGTTTGTTCAGTGGCGACTTTAGCCGCATAGCCCTGCTCATAGAGACTGGCGGACATGGACTGAATCGAGCCATCTGCTGCGGCCTTCATCAGAATGAGGCCTTTGGCGAAATGCTCTTGGCCGAACAGGGCTTTGGCCATAGCGATTCGCTGCGCCTCTCCCATGTTCCGCATTTTTGCTTCCATTTCTTTCAGAAGCGCGGGCAGGGGTTTCATTTTTCCATGAGCGCCCTTAACGCTGATCCCCAGCTTCTTAAGAGCTTTGCTGGCTTCTGATGGCGGACCGGCCATGCGGGAGATAATGGCGCTCAGGCCTGTGCCTGCCTGCTCTCCCTGAATGCCGGCGTCGCCAAGCTTGCCGATCATGGCCGCCACGTCTTGGAAGCTCTGACCGGCATTGGCCGCAGCAGGCCCCACGTATTTGAAAGAGTTGCCGAGAGATTCCAACGTCGTGTTTGACCGGGTAAAGGTTTTAGCCAGGACGTCGGAGACGTACCCCATCTGCTCGGCCTTAAACCCGAAGCCAGTCAAAATATTAGAAGCGACGTCAGCTGTCTGGCCAAGGTCCATTGCGCCGGCGGACGCGAGGGAGAGCATGCCCGGCATGGCAGCCATAGTCTGATGCGCGTTGAAGCCGGCCATGGACAGATACGTCATACCTTCCGCGGCCTCTTTAGCGCTCCAGACGGTGGTCGCGCCAAGCTCCCGTGCCTGTGCGCTCATGGCCGCCAGGTCCTGAGTGCTGGCCCCGGATATAGCCCTGACCTTCGACATGGATTCTTCAAAACCGATGCCGACTTTGAGAGGCTGCGCCAGAGCCATGGCGCTCATGGCCGTGCCCACGGCCCTTCCGTAGAACTCCGCACGCTTTGCAGACGCCTCTTGCAGAGTATTCTGTACCCGCAGCTTGGCATTGTACCTTTCGAGAGCTGCGGAGGCCTGGTCATGGCTTGCCCTGAGAGTTTTGGCCGTCGCGCCGTACTCTCTCGCAGAAGCCATAGCCTCCCTGTACTGGCGGGACACCTGGGTAAGGGCACGCGTCAGCCTTGCATCCCCTGGATTAGCCTTAAGCTGGCTTACCAGGGCATCCCGCTTGCTCTGGAGCTCCATGGCGCGGGACATGACGCGCTGCTGCTTCGTGGCCGCGGCCATCGCGGCGCGGGTTTTCTCGATAGAGTTTCCCACGGCTCCGAAGGCCTTTGCCACGGACGAACTGAGCGTAGCCCCGATTGCGAATCCAATTCCTATGGTTCTAGCCATAGCGCTGCT